GCCTGTAGCATGTTCGGAGTTTTCCGAGATGGCTTTCTCCATCGTGTACTCAACGGCAGCTTTTACAAGCCCAGCAATGCCGATTTCTGCTTTCACAGCAATCTTTCTGCCGCAGCGCTTGCTATCTTCGTTGCTTTTTTTATCGCTCACATCATCCAAATCCACCTCACAGTAGCGACTCATGTCGCGGGGGACGTAGTATCCAAATACATCCAGCGGGTACTCGCAGGCGTGGAAGCCTTTCTTGCACAGTTCGGCAGTGGGTTCCTCGTAGGTCTTGCCGATTTCATACTGAAAATCATGGCATTTCAGATCTTTGTCAAAGCCTTTATACATTTTCATGAATGTTTTCCTCCTGCTTGAGAATTAGCCCGCACAGGGCGTTGAGCGTCAGCGTAGAGCCGACGATGGCGGGGATGTTGAGAGAACCGAGCGCGGCCAGCAGCAGCACAAGGTCAGCGGTGATTGCCAGCTTGACGGCGGCGCGTTTCAGTGATACAATGTTCATGTAATATTTTTCCTTTCTGTTCTTGCCGCGTCGGTGCGCCAACACCGATGCGGCGCTTTTTTTGTTTCAGCATATAAGGCTTGCGATTTGTTCGCAGGTCATGTTGCGAATGCTGCCATAGTGCATCCAGACCCAGCCGCGGGAGCGGCCAAGAATCTTTGCGACCTTCGAGGGGCCGAAAAGCATCTCGCCGGGGTAGAGCTCGGCAGCGCGGGCACGGACGGTGACAAGGGTGTCACGGTATAGGGGCTTTTCACGGGGCATGGCGGGTTACTCCTTTCTGCTGTAGTTGCTGTTATAGGCGTTTTTGAGGTCGTTGACCGTGTAGCGATTGAACGGCCCGGCAATGCCCAAAGTTGATTTTGCCCAGTTGTAGTTGTATTCCAAATCTGTTTGGCTTCGTTGGAGTTCCGTTGCCAAATTATTTTGAAGATTTGGATTCAGCTCGTAAAAATCACACAATGAAAAGGGATCAGGTGATTCGGCGCGATCTGGATTGTTCAACCGCTTCAAAGCGGACTTTGCTACCACTGCGGCAAGCAGGCTTGACAGGCCGGTAAGCGCGAAGGTCACCGTAAAAACGGTTGCGATAGTGGACATCGGTTACTCTTTTCTTAAAAGTTCGTCTACGGTGCAGTTGTAGAGCTTGGCGAGGGCGGGCAGCTTGCCGATTGCGGGGTTGGTGACGCCAGTCTCCCAAAAATAAACCGTTGCGTCAGAAACGCCCATTGCGTCCATGACCTGCTTGACCGTGAGGCCAGCTTTCTCGCGCAGGCGCTTGTACTGCGTGTATTTCTGCATATTGTCACCTCCAAATACTAAGTTTCACTTGACAACTTAGTAAAGAAAAGCTATTATTGAATTGCGACAAACAATAATTTTTTAAGGCTCTCGTCTTATTCGTGGGCTTAGCTTTGCTTTACTAAACTTATTGTACACTAAGTTTAGCTTAATGTCAAGTTCAACTTAGCGAATTGAGACATAGGGCAAAATATGCGCGAAAGGATATATTTTGCTATGGCTTATTTAACAAAAGAGCAATCTGAACGTGCTATGAACATAGCGACAAGAATTGACATGATAATTGCAAAAATTGGCATGACAAAAGCAGAATTTGCAGAGAATTCGGGTGTTTCCACTGCCACGTTGTCCCAGTGGAGAAAAGGCACATACTATCCGAGCAAATCAAAATTGGACAGCGCGGCTAAATGCCTAGACGTGAGTCCAGATTATCTGGAATTTGGGCTTAATGGGATAACAGAAAACCCCACCAGCGTTTCCGCTGATGGGGTGGATGAACTTGATAATGAGGCGCTGGACATCATTCATCGGTTGCCGCCGGCAAAACGGGCGGCGGGTCTGGCGATGCTGCGAGGGCTTTTAAATAATTAACATATGCTGCCTTATCTGGCAGTTGGTGAAGCATGGCGATAAATTCCTGATCGCTGATTTCTTGCATGGTCGTTCTCCTTTTTTTATGTAGCCGTTGTTTATAAAACAACTATATACTACTTACGGTTGTAATGCAAGTAGTAAATTGCACAAAAACGTGCGGGAGCGTTTTACAATCCGGTTTTTGGGACGCTTCCGGCGGCCATGCTTTGGCGGCAGCTGCGGGCGAATGATAACGGACATTGTGGAAACCTCCCTTATAATGTGGTTTTTATTTACAGTATAGGGGAGAGCCAGTACGAAAAAGCGCGAAACGGCGCGGGGATTTAGCAGATTGAACAAAGGCGGTGCAGAATGCCCAAACCATTGGTATACTGGCAACTGGATGTACAGAATGACTACGTGCATACAAGTCCGTCATGCCCTGATATTGTAAATGCAAAAAATGTTAGGTGCGGGACGGTTGAGGACGCACAGAAAACGGGACACAATAGAGCCTGTCCATGTTGTGGTGTAGTCGAAAAGTCAAAAAAAGATATGGTTGAAAAATCAACCGCCTATATATGGGTTTTCTTAACCGTTATTATAATGGGAAATTTACTCTGGATAGTTGGCACTTCCAGCAATCAAGATAATTACAACAAAGGATATGATGCCGGTTATGATGCAGGATATAAAGATGGGCAAAAAACTTTAGGTAAACCAGAAGATACGAGCAAGCCAGTTCCAACTATAAAACCGACGCCGATTGCTACACCAAACGGCGCGAAAACTTACGGGAGTTTTAAAGTAACAGCAACAGCCAATATGATTTATAATAATCACGTTGGCAACGATTGGGAGTATTATTTTGAGGCGGGCGATAAACAATTACCAGCAACGGTAAATTGCCGCGTTGGCGATGATGTAACGCTGTATGCAGAAATAACAGAAGATGACAGTGTGCCGGATGTTGGCTTGTGGGACGGATATGTTACAATCGAAGATGGAGATTTTGAGGACGGATTTACCGTAACAGAAGATGTTTATGTGTATGAAACAAGCGGAAGGTATTCTGGAAATGAAGCAAAGTTTGAAGTAACATGGGATTTTGAGCCACAATAAAAAAGCCCCTGCCGGTGGGTCGAGCACCGACAAGGGCAAAGGGTGTCAGCTTTTGGCTGGCATCTTTTAGTATATAGCGATTTTAGGAGGGTGTCAACATGGCAAGAGCAAAAGCGCGGGCTGATGGGCTGATTGAACGAACAAAAACCTATGACGGCAAGCGGGTACACTTTTACGGAAAGACCGCGAAAGAGGTCGCCGCGAAGATTGACGAATACGAACGCCAGCGGGAAGCGGTGAAAGAGAACGGCCCGCTGTTTGAGGATGTGGCCGGTGAATGGTGGGAGACCCATTCAAAAAATATCAAGACCGGCGCGGAAAGAGCCTACAAGGGCAGCTACAAGGCCGCGCTGGAAGAGTTCAGCGGGTACAGAATGAAAGAGATAACCCCTGCTGCGGTGTCGCTGTGGGGCGAGAAATTCAAGGCCGCAGGCTATGCAGGGAAGACGGCAAGCAACGCCCGGAGCGTGTTGTCTTGTGTATTCAAGTTTTGGTGCGTCCGGGATGGCGAAACATACAACCCGGTGACAGTTACCGATCTGCCGCGCGGCATGAAAAAAGCAGAGCGCGAACCGCCGACAGAGGAACAGCTACAAATCGTCAAGGCACACCCGGAGGGGTTCGGGCTGTGTGCCTGGCTGTTCATGTACACCGGCTGCCGACTGGGTGAGGTGCTGGCGCTGCAATGGCGGGATGTGGATTTTGAAAAAAACAGAATCAGCATATCCAAAGAAGTGGCGTGGATAAACAATCAGCCGGTTGTGCAAGCGCCAAAAACCGCAAACGGAGTGCGCGCTGTGCCGCTGCTGTCGCCGCTGCGGGGCGTGCTAGAGCCGTTACGCGGGGCAGATAGTGAGTATATACTCGGAGGGGAAAGGCCGCTGACAGGCTGCGCATACAAGCGCAGATGGGCATATTACTGCAAGGATGTGGGCATGGCGCACTATGTGCTGCACACACGAAGAAATAAGCACAGAGACAAAGAGTACACAACGACGATTAAGGACTGGATTGCCGACGTAACGGCGCACCAGTTCCGGCACGAGTACGCCTCGATGCTGTATGAAGCAGGAATAGGCGAGCTGGAAGCACAACGCCTTATGGGGCACGCTGACATTACGACGACACGGCGGGTATATACACACATACGGGAACGCCAGCTAGATACAGCAGGAGAGGCACTAGAAAAATTTATAAGCGATAAAACGATATAATTGAAGCCCGGTTGCATGGTGCAATCGGGCTGCTTTTTACGACACTTTTACGACATCTTGAAAAAATAAAAGCGTTTACGACGGTTTTACGACGCGAAAAACAACATGCTTGAACGTGTAGAGACATTGCAAAACGTAGAAAAAGAGCGTATCTACGTTCATGACTCGTAGATACGCTCTTTTTGGAATGGTGCGGCTAACAGGACTTGAACCTGTTTATATGTTCGATGTATCGTTGATAATGCGGTTTTATACGACACAAATACGACGCTTGGTCGGGGTCGCGGTCATCGTTGTCGATGGCGAGCTGCAAACGCTGCGTAAAGCTGTCGGCGAAGTGCTGGGCGGCGTAGTCGAAAATGTCTGCCGGGTCTTGATGGAAGGCCCACGAAACATCAATACCGCCGTTGGCATTGTCGCAGGATTCCTGCCAGCCGTGGCCGTTTGTGGTGATGTAGGGCTTGCGGGGGTCAAGCTCTGACCAGTTGGCAGAACAGCGGGCAAAATCGTTGCAGTCGTTGAGATAGGCGTAGTAAGTCATGTTTTAAACCTCCTATTTTTAATATATTTTTATTGCAGCACGGTGCGGGCCGCTATTCAATCATAGATTTCATTAAACCAGAGAGAGCCGAAGCGGTAGGAAATCACGTAGGACGGATGCAGGCGAGCGCTGTCGGAGGTTGAGACTAGGCGGGCGCTCAACATGGTGGTACGGCATCCGGCTGCAAAGGATGCCGTCAGGGCGGCGGCGATGATGGCGGCGAAAATTGCTTTCTTCATGGTTAAGCCTCCCCAGCTGTCCACGCGGCAGCCAGTGCCCGGCGGAGCACCGGCGATGAGTTCACGGTATCAGCATCAAGAGCGAGAGCGGCGAGGGCTTCGCCGACGCTGCCGGTATAGTGGCACTCGTGATTAGCAATCTCTGTTTGGAATGCGTCAACGGCAAAATCGTAATCATTGATAGCTGCGGAAAGTTCTGCATCAAATCGGGAGAACATCTCAGACAGCTTCTTGGAATCGTTGCATCGGTAGTACATGCCGCCAAATCCGTGATAGATGGCGCTTGTGTCGTCCGGGGAAAGCCCAAGGCGGCGCATGCCGTCATCAAATTGCTTATTGCTGAAAGCAAAAAAGCACGGAAAAGCGTTAAGCTCGGACTGCTGGCGATTTTTTAACTCGGTGTAGGTCATTGTTGCAATCTCCTCTTTATATTTTGGAATATGGGACGGGGCCTGTTTTTGTGGTGATAAACCGAACGGGAACTGTACCGAACACGTCCGGCGGCGGGTACAATCTGTTTTGCGGGGAGGTGTACCGGCTCCCGCTGGACTTATGCCAGCGCCCCGGCGGGCTGGCTGCCATTGTTGGCGATGGGTGCGCGTTGTAAATTTGTGCCGTGCTTGCTGTTGTGTTGGTACCCAAGCCCGCCCACTCCTTGCAGGGTGGCCGGGCTTGCACCGGCGGCGCGTTATGCGTCTGCCTTGCGGGTCAATCAAGGCAAGTTTCGCGCTTGATTTTGTACTGCGCTTTGATCTTGTCATAGGCGCGGAGCGTGACCATGTAGGTGCCCTGTTCTGCGTCGTAGGTAATGCCGCGCCCGTGGAGCGGGGGCAGTCCGTCACGCAGGGGGCGCAGAAAGTAGTGCTTGCCATAGTAGGCAAGATCGGCGGCGTAGTCGCAGCCCGTGGGGGCCTGCTGCATTTCGTAGCAGTAGGAATACTCGCCGGGGGCGGTGGCCTGCACGGCGGGGGTCTTGGCAGCCTCCAATGCGTCATAATCGGGGGCGTAGCCGTAAACCTCGCCGGTGCTGGGGTCATAGCGGGAAACGGAAAAATCCGGGATGAAAAGCGCCGTGTTTGTGCCGATCTGCTGGGAGTAGCCACCGGGAACCGGGGCAAAGGTGCCGGGAATTTTGCGTTCTGTTGCTGCCATTGTGAAAGCCTCCTGTTTTGTTGTGGTTGTTTCCGGGTATGGGATAGGGTCGCTTTACTGTGCGGCCCTGCAAGGTATCAGGCGGGGATTGTTTCGCGGCTGCGGGTCTGGTAGCTGGTGCCGTTGTACTTCTGGTAGATCTCTTCATAAGAGGCGCGGCGGTTGCGGCGGCTGCTGTCGCCTACCGGGTGCCAGTAGTACTTGCTGCGATTCTTACTCCAACGGAACCCGAGAGCCTCGAGCTGCTTATTATAACGGTGGTTGCAGTCTGCCCAAATCCAAGAACCCACAACATCAAATTGCAGGCCGGGCATCTTTGCCAGCTCGGCGGCCATCTTGGCGGCCTCTGCATCTTGCGCGGCCTTGGCGGCATTCTCTGCCGCTCTGGTCTGCTCGTACTGCTGGCGGCCTTGCTTGGCCTGCTCACTGCAGAAGCGGGGCAGCGTGGGCTTCAGCTCGTCCCACTCGGCGTTGATCTCCTGCATGTCGGAGACGCTGCCGCCGTGGTCGGGGTGGTGCTTGCTGGCAAGGTCTCTATACATTGCGGTGCCTTCGGTGATGGTGCAGGGGCGGGGGTTGAACCATTTGTAAGTTTTATATGTGGTAGTCATGTTGTTTCCTCCTGTGGGGCCGCTGGGCGGCTGTTCTTTGTTTCGATGGCTTTATTATACATGATTCATGCAATGCTGTCAACATGTTTCATGCACATTTGGAGACATGTACAAACATGAAACATGCAGATTGTGCAAGTTGTACATGTTGCATGACTGGGCAGGATGTGCTACAATGGAAATACTACATAAAAGGAGGCACGAAAAATGTCTACGGACGCGAAAAGAGCAGCCAATGCGCGGTATTTGGCCAAGTTCAAGGCAATTTCTGTACGGCTTAATCAGGAGGACGCGGAAACTATCCAGCGGGCAGCGGATGCAGCGGGGGAGAGCCTGAGCGGCTATATAGCCAGCGCGGCAAAATCACGCGCAAAACTTGAAAATCACGATAAACCGAAAAGCCCTTGACAAAATCGCACTTAAGTAGTAAAATGTGTATAATGAGCGAACCACGCGAGGAAGCGAGCTTCCGCGGCGGGGCTCACTCATTATACAGTTTTAACGTATCAACGCGAAAATTAGGTTTCGGGCGTCCAGCTTTACCGCTGGGCGCTTTTTTTGTTGCTATAAAAGGAGGGCGGCAACATGGCAGAAAAGAAGGCGGCGCAGGCCGTCCAGCTTGGAGAAGTGACCCGCAAGGCAATTGCAGGAGTCGAAAAGGCCAGGCAAGCAGCAGAACGCGGTGAACTCGTAGATAAGCGCGGCAACAGGATGAACCCGGCCAGCATTGCGAATCTGCGGCCAGGTACAGCAATAAAGGATATGGAACCGGAACGTAGGCGGGAAATTCAGCAGGCAGGGCAGAAGGCAAGCGTTGAAGCTCAGAAGAAGCGCCGAACGATTAAGGAAATATATAGAGACCTGCTACAGCAGCCGGACAGTGTGGAAGGGCTGGAAGATGAGGAACTAGCCCAAACTGTACAAGAGATGGCGCGAGAGAGGGGAAGGCCTGTCACGTTGTACGAATCAATCGCTGTCGCGATGGCGGCCAAAGCGAAGGCCGGAGACGTCAAAGCGGCGGTGTTTGTGCGAGATTCTGCGGGCGATAAACCGGCTGATCAGATGGAAATTACAGCCGAAGCAATGACCGACGCAGATAGAGAATTGATGCAGAACATCCAGAAGCGACTGCAAAAGAACGATAATACGTGATTTCGTGGTTCGCTAAATAAGTATTTAGCGAAATAGAAACCAGCAGCAGGCGGAAACCGGGGGCTGGCTGTAGATGAAGAAGGCCCGGGCGATGGTATTTTTTTTAGGCGGTCTGCCGGAGAGGGCAGGCGGCAGCAGGGCAGGGGGGTACCCCCTATGAAGGGGAGGGCGGGGCTCATAGGTAGCGCGGCCCGGTACGAATATGCCCATTCCCCCAGCGAACATAAAAATAAATTCTCTCCCATGCCACAAATATCCATGCAAAATGAAAGAAAACACGGGATTGTATAACAAGCAAGAAACAAGAGTACATCCCCCTATGAGGGAACTATACCCTACATAGCAAAGGTTCCCTAAAAAAATAAAAATTTGAAATTTTGAGTATCCCGGTGCGGAGACAGTACCCCCTACTGTTTATGGGACTAGGGCCGTCCGCTTCAAGACCCAGCGGCCACAATAAAGCGTTCTGCTACGGCAGGGCGCTTTTTTATTTGCTGCATAGCCAGCCGCAAACTTGGCCTGACAAGTCAATACGGCAAGGGCGCTGCGCTCCGCAAGCTACGGCGTGGCAAAGGTGCAAGACCTATGTGCAGTACAGAGGGCAGGGTCGCAACCTGTCTGTGTGAGCGTGCGCGGTATACCTCACAAATGATGACAATGGTCGTGCAAACGGCAAGCCGCACATGCCCTTGTAGCTCAATGGCAAGAGCCTTGGTGTGCCGGTTCAAGTCCGGCTGAGGGCAAATGCTGGGTCATTCCCACCGGTGAAAGCCCGGCGCAGGCAAAATGCGATAAATCAACCTGAACGCTGTAAGCAAAGCGGCAAGCCGATCAGGAGCGCGGCGCGATGGCAGATCGCAACGGGACTTCGAGAGCCTGAAAAAGTCTGCCCCACATCTGCTTGCGCGGACGCTGTTACTGACACCGTTGCGCGTTGTGGCCCCCTTTAATCAAAGCAGAAACCGCGACCAGCGGACGGGATATAAATAACGCTGGATTACGTTGCAGGTGTGCAGCTGCAACGGGTGAGACCGGCATAGCAGAGACCGGTAGGGCGGGTATGGGGAATTTTTGAGGAACTGGGGTGATGTGTTGACGCTGGAAGAAATGCGGGAACTTGAGCGCGAGGCGTGCAGGAAAGACCCGGTATATTTTTGCGAAACATATTGCCACATTGAGGACAAGGACGCAGACGAGCTGATACAACCGTTTACGCTGTGGGACGGGCAGAAAAAAGCACTGGTCGTGTTTGCCGAGAACCGGCTTGTTTGCGTGCTGAAAGCACGTCAGTTGGGCTTTACATGGCTGGCGCTGGCAGAGGTGGCGCGGCTTGTGGCGCTGAACACAGGCCGTACTGCGATTGGCTTGAGCCGGTCAGAGGACGAGGCCAAAGAGCTTGTGCGCCGCCTTGCGGTGATACTGCGGTACATGCCGGGGCTTATCCGAGAGGTGGACACGCCGGGCGGCAGCGTTGCAGGCTGGACAGGGCCGGTATTCTACAAAAGCACAATGCAGGTGGTTGTGATGTGGCCGGACGGCCCAGAGAGCGTGTTTAAGGCGTTTCCGTCAAGCCCTGCGGCAGGCCGTTCGTTTACCGCTGACTTGATCGTAATTGACGAATGGGCGTTCCAGCAGTACGCAGAGGAAATCTGGCAGGCTGCATACCCGGTTATCAACAGACCGTTCGGCGGGCGGGTTATCGGGCTGTCAACCATCAAACTTGGCACGCTGTTTGAGGAAATCTACACAAACCCCGGCAACGGTTTTGCAAAGCTGTTTTTGCCGTGGAGCACAGACCCACGCCGCAGTCAGAAGTGGTACGCACAGACTGTTGCTGCGCTGGGCGAGGATAAAACGATGCAGGAGTACCCTGCAACCGAAGAAGAAGCGCTCTCTGCCCCCGGAGGGCGCTTTTTTAGTGAGCTTGACAAAGATACCCACTTGGTCGATGCACCGCCTACAGGGCCGCTAAGGCGCTATGTGACGATTGACTATGGTCTTGATATGCTGGCTGCGCTTTGGATTGCTGTTGACACGCAGGGCCATGCAACGGTGTACCGGGTGGACGGCGGGCCGAACAAGACGATAGGTGAAGCGGCAGATTTGATTTTGCGCGATTCTGCCGAGGAAGAGATAGACATGTATCTTGCACCGCCTGACCTGTGGAACCGAAGTCAGGAGAGCGGCAAGAGCCGCGCACAGCTGTTCAGCGAGGCGGGATTGCCGTTGGTGCAGAGTTCCCGAGACTTCCCGGCAGGATGCGCGGCCATGAAACAATGGCTGCGCAAGGACGAAAAGAGCGGGAAAGGGTATCTGACGTTCTACAAGCCGGGCGAGTTATGGACGTGCCTGACGAAGATACAGAAGGATGATAAAAACCCTGATGTGTATGCGAAGAACCCTCACGGCCTGACGCATTACCCGGACGCATTACGCTATTTTTGCGTTTGGTGGACAAGCCCGGCGAAAAAACCTGTGAATATACGAAAAAGGCCGTGGACGGCGGACATGTACGAGGATTACAAGAACGCCAGCCAGAAAGACCGCAAAATGCTGATTGAGAAATGGGGGAACCCTGCATGAGATGCCCGACTTGCGGCGTGGAGTGCCGCGTGGATTCCAGCACAGAAGTGCTAAAATTTATCTGCCGAAGCAAGCAATGCCCGCGATTTGGTCAGGTTGTGGGGGAGCTGGCACCGGGAAAAGCGGTGCAGAGGGTGAGTTACCCGGTGAATGACGGCGGGCAATAAGATTTGCTTTGCCCTCATCCGGCCCTGCGGGGCCACCTTCCCCCTCGGGGGAAGGCAGGGGAATTACGATAGAAGAAGCGTCTACCCGAAAGGGTAGGCGCTTTTTTTATACAAATTTAGCCGGCGGGCGTTGTACGCGGAGGAACCTATGGACGAGTTTGAAAACGGCGTGACCGCTGGCGTAGCCGACCAGATTGACGACAACCCGACAGAAAATGTGGAAACTGTGGAAAGTGAAGTGGAAAGTGCCGCCCAAAACACGGAAACTGCCACAGAACCGGAAATCCCTAACAATGTATGGGCCATTGCCCGCCAGCGCAGCGAGCGAGAGGCACAGCAGCGTGTGGACAGACAATTTGCACAGAGATTTGCCGGGTACAAAAACCCCGAGACCGGCGCGCCGGTCAAGTCGATGCAGGACTATTTCGCCGCACTGGACGCCCAGAACAAGCTTGACCGTCAGCGTGCAATCGAGCAGGCCACGGCGAACCAGACAGCGGAACAGAGAGCCGCGTTGCAGCGCCTTATCGACAACGACCCGGAGAAGGCACAGCTGAAAGCCGAGATGGAGGAGCTGAAAGCCGCCAGAGTCAACGACGAGGCGCAGGCAGCGTTCAATGCTGACTTTGCCGCGCTGCAAAAAATTGAGCCGAGCCTGAAAACCACCGCAGACCTTGCCAAGCTTGAAAATTTTGACAAGATGGTCGAGCTTGTGCAGAAAAACGGGCTGGACATGGTGACCGCCTACAAGGCGCTGAACTATGGCAAGGCTATACAGAGCGGCACGGAGGCAGGACGGCAGGCGGCCATCAATGCGGCAAAAAGCAAAGGACACCTGGCCGCGCACGGCGGTGCCAATATGCCGGGCAAGGAAAAGACCATGAGCAGCGGGATGCTTGCGAAAGCGCATGAGTATTTCCCGGACAAGAGCGATGAGGAGCTGCAGAAGCTCTACAACTCGATTTGATTTTTTGTGTAAAGGAGACTGACTATGGCAGTTATTTTTAGCAAGGCAAGCGGCCTTGCCAATGATTTTTGGAATGAGTGGGCTGACCTGCTCACCATGAAAATGAAGGACACCGACAACGAAAAGAACAACGATGACGAGCTTGTCAATGCGCTGTTCAATGTCAAGAAGTCCAAGCGTTTCGGCGAGAAGATCGCAGGCATGTCTACCTTCTCCAACTTTGATCTGGTCGATGAGGGCGCGTCCAGCCCGCTGGATGATTTCGGCGAGGTGGAGCCCAAACTGATCCAGCATTCGGAGTTCAAGAAGGCGTTCCGCATCACCAAGACGATGATCGAGGACAACCAGTTCGATATGGGCGCTGCCCGCTCTGCAGCCTATGTGCGTAGCTTTAAGCGCAGTCGTGCTGTGCTTGCCTCCAACGCACTGACCAGCGCTGCCGCGACCTTTACTTACGGCACAAAGACCGGGCTGGATTCCACAACTGCAGACGGCAAGGCCCTGTTTGCCAAAGACCATACCGGCAAGACCGGCGTTTCCGCGCAGAGCAATGTGTTTACCAATGCGCTGGGCACCGATGACACGATGCTGAACAAGCTGGCGAATGTCGGCTTCAACTTCATGAATGCCTCCGGCAACCACATGGGCTATGTGTTCGACACCATCATCCTGCCTGCCAACCGCCCAGAGATGATCGTGCTGGCAAAGAAGATCGCCAACAGTGACCAGCAGGTCGGCAGCAACTTCAACGATGTGAACGTCAACAAGGGCATGTGGAAGCTGATCGTTGACCATCATTGGCAGGCTGCTGAAGAGACAAACCCCTATATCATCATGAGTTCTCAGGCCAACAAAGACCTGCTGGGCAACGTGTTTTATGACCGTACCGCGATGGAGGTCTTCCAGAATGTGGACACGATGACGCAGGATCTGATCACTTCCTGCCGTGGCCGTTTCAGCGTCGGTTTCGGAGATTGGCGGCATGTGATCCTTGGCGGCGCTGCCGCCGGCACGACACTGACCTGAGGCGGTGCAGCATGGTTCCTAAAGGATTAAAAATCGGGGACACCTTTGAGGACGGCAAGCGGCTGTATGTTGTGGAGGCCGTGAACGGGGACGGGACGTATTATTCCCGGGCAGTAGAGAACTCCTCCAGACCTGCGGCCACCTCCCACGCAAGCGATGAGAGCAAGGGAAAACGGCGAACCAAGAAGCAGTAATTTTAGCGGCTCTGCTACGGCAGGGCCGCTTTTTTATCACATTTGCGGGGGCATGACCCCACAGGAGTGACGATATGAAGAAAGACGATAAGCAGACAAAAGACCTTGAAAAATGGCAGGGCAAGCTATCCAACGCGAAAGCTGCATACAGTGACACCCTGGAAAAGATGCGCAAGCGCGAGGCCATGTACTACGGCAGCCACGAGATACAGGGTGCCAAAAAAGACGCCACGAATGTGCGCAATATTATCTATGAGCTGATTGAAAGTCAGGTGGATTCCAGCTACCCGATGCCGAAGGTCACAGCCATCCATGCGGAAGACCAGGACTTGGCGCGAAAGGCCGAAAACATGCTGCGCAATCAGGCACGGCGGATGCGGTTTATTGAACTGAATGACAGAAGCGAACGCACAGTGCCGGTGCAGGGCGCGGACTTTTTCCATGTGGAGTGGAACCCGGTTGCAGGGTATCACTGCACGCTGGGCGATGTTGAAGTAGAGATGCGTCACCCACGGCAGGTCATTCCGCAGCCGGGTGTGTACCGCATTGAGGATATGGATTATATCTTTGTGCAGGTCTCAAAGAGCAAGGATTCGCTGGAAGCGCGGTACGGCATTACCATTGAGACCGACACAGAGGACGCGCCGGACGCACGCGGGGGCGATGACAGCACCCACACAGGCGTTGTGACGCAGAACATTGTCTATTACAAGCACGACAAGGGCACAGTAGGTATGTTTAGCTGGGTAGGGTGTCAGGTGCTTGAAGATTTCCCCGATTATTATGCGCGCACGGCAGAGGTCTGCACGAAATGCGGACGACGGCGCGTGGGGGATGTCTGTGTTTGCGGTAGCAAGAAGTTCAAAGAACAGCCGGTGCAGACACTTACGCTGACACAGGATGTACTTCTTAGCAGCGGCGAGGTGCTGCCTGCACAGGTGCCGGGCGAGGATGTGCCCATTGTGAACCCGGACGGCAGTGTGCAGCGTGACAACGAGAGCGGCGAGGTCATTATGATGCCGGGCGAGATGCAGGCCAACGAGATACCGGCCTACAAACCGCACGGGTTCCCGATTGTGGAGCGGATAAACATTGCGGCATCGGACAAGTTTTTGGGCGTGTCGGATGTAGATATTATCGCTGACCAGCAGCAGGCTATCAACAAATACGGCACGAAGATTCAGGAAAAGCTGCTGAAAGGCGGCAGTTGGGTAGTGCTGCCGGAGGGCGTAAATGCAGAGCTGAACGATAACGAGCTGAAAATTTTGCGCGTAGACAACCCGAGCCAGAAAGCCATGATCGATGTTATCAATGTGCAGCCCAATGTGCAGAACGACCAGAACATGCTGGAAATGAATTACACTTGGGCGAAATCCACTTTGGGCATTACGGACGCATTCCAGGGCAAGTACGATTCTTCCGCTACATCGGGCAGTGCGAAGCAGTTCAGCGCGAACCAGAGCGCAGGCCGTTTGCAGAGCAAGCGCGAGATGAAGAACAACGCCTATGCGAAGCTGTACCGCATGATGTTTGAGTTTTTGCTGGCGTATGCCGATGAGCCGTACCCGATGACCGAGACCGACACGGACGGCGAACAGCAGTTCGGGCATTTTGACAGGATGGAGTTTTTGAAGCGGGACGCAGCCGGGGAATTGTACTGGAACGATGAATTTATCATTGAAGTAGACCCGGCATCGAACCTTGCAAGCAACCGCGAGCGGCTGTGGGATATGGTCGATGTGAAGTATCAGGCGGGCGGTTTTGGCAACATTAACGAGCCTGCAAGTCAGTACCGGCTGTGGACTTTCCTGAAAGAGACCGGATTCCCGTATGCAGCCACAATGCAGAAATCCATCAAAGAGGAGATGGACAAACAGGAAGCTATGCAGCAGGGGGTGATTGCAAATGACATGGCAGGAAATCAAGTTGGCAACCTTGCAGAAAATGTTCAGCTCTGACGGGACAACGATTGATGCGAACGATGATGCCATAAGCGAGTATTTGAACGCGATGCCGCAGGCAGCCAACGAAGCGCTACAGATGCTTGCGACAGCAGGGCGGTATATCCGCAAAAGCACGACCATTGAAAAGAGCAAGGGCGAAACCTTTGCACTGGATATGACCAGCGAGCTAAAGGACTTTTACCGGATCGGCACGTTGGAAGTTTACAGCCTTGACGATAACGGTGTGCCGACAAAGTACAACGGCGCTGCGTTTATGGCCGGGAAGTACATGAAATTCCCCGAAGATGCCGAGGGCATTTTTGAGATTTTTTATGATGCAAAGCCGACAGCAATCACGCTAAACACGCCGGACGATACAAAAATCAACCTGCCGGACGATGCTGTTGTGTTGCTGCCCCTGTATATGGCAAGCCAGCTGTACAAGGACGATGATATTGCGGTGAGCACCTATTACCGCAACGAGTTTGAGGTTGCCTTTGAGCGGCTGAAAAACCCGGACAGAATGCCGACACAGGAGAGCTGGGGCAACAATACAGGGTGGTGGTAAGAGATGGCTTTTGCGATACCTGAAATCCCGAGCCGGAGTGTTATTAAGCTGACGCAGTTTTACGGCGTGGATTTCACCTCAAACCCGTTCAATGTGAGCGTGACGCAAAGCCCCTATGCGGAGAACATGATACGCAGTGAACCCGGCAAGGTGCGCAAGCGCATGGGCTATGAGACCATGTACAAATTTACCGGGAGAATCAACGGGCACTATGCGAGAAAGAAAGACAAATATGACCTGATACACGCCGGGACCGGGCTGTATGTCATGAAGGACACACCACAGCTTTTGTACAGCGAAATGAACGATGCGAAAAGCTATGCGTGGCAGTTTGGCGACAACCTTTACATTGTGGACGGCAAAAAGTTTCTTGTCTATGACGGCACTACCGCGAAGCCGGTGGAGGATGCCGCTTATATCCCGACAGTGACGATTGCAAAAGCCCCGAACGGCGGCGGCAAGCAGTATGATGCGCTGAACCTATTGCAGCCGAAATTCAAAGAAAAGTTCCTTGCGGACGGAACGAGCAAAGAATATCATTTAAGTTTTTCTGGGCTGGACGATGCCAATGTGACGGTGCGCCAGCTGCAGAAGGACGGCACATGGAAAGAAATCAGCGGTTTTACCTGCAACGCAGAAAAAGGCATTGTGAGCTTTACTACCGCACCGGAAAAAAGCCCTGTTACCGGTGAGGACAACATTGAAATCGAAGCACGGCGCACTGTAAAGGGATACAGAGACAGAATCAACAAGTGCTGCATCGGCGCGCGGTTTGGTGTAAACGGCGATGTAGACCGTTTGTTTTTGAGCGGGAACCCGGATTACATCAACTACGACTGGTACAGCCAGAAGGACGACCCGACTTACTTCCCCGATACGGGGTACAGCGTGCTTGGCACGAACAAGAGCGCGGTTGTGGGGTATACCATCATTGAAAACCGATTGGCTGCCCACAAGGACGACTACGAGCCGGACAGAAATATTATCCTGCGCAGCGGAAACTTAGTGGACAGCGAAGCGGCTTTCCCGATTTACAACACGATGAAAGGCCCCGGCGCGATTGCGAGAGACAGTTTTGCCTACCTGCAGAATGAACCGGTGTTTTTGACGAGCGCCGGTATCTATGCCATTGCGGCCAGCGACATCAACGCGGAGCGTTACAGTCAGGATAGAAGCTACTACCTAAACGGCAGGCTTTTGGACGAAAGCAATTTGAGCGGCGCTTGCGCCTGCGTGTACAACGACATGTATTGGCTGTGCGTGAACGGACATGCCTATGTGCTGGACGGGCTGCAAAACCTTGGCTTGACAAAGAGTGAGCCGTATTCAAACCGGCAGTATGTTGGATTTTACTGCACAAACGTTCCGGCGCGGCTGCTGTTTGTAAAAGATGGGGCGCTGTGGTTTGGCACGAATGACGGCAGAGTGTGCCGGTTTTTTACAGACGAGACGAACTACCTTAGCTACAGTGACGATGGAAAGGCCATTGCGGCAAGCTGGCAGACGCCGTATGTAAGCGGCAGTAACTTTTACAAGACCAAGACATTCAAGCATCTGGCAGTGCAGTTGGTAAACTCTGCATCGGCGGGCGTGCGGATTTCTGCCATTGTAAAGGGCGAGTGGAAAACCATCAAGGAATTTCTGAACGGTGTGAGCTACTTTAGCTATTCACGCCTTTCGTACTCACATTTGTGCTATTCCAACGATACAAGCCCGAAGACATTCCACTCAAAGCTGCGCATCAAGCGAGTGGACAAATGCAGTTTCCGATTTGAGAATGACATGCTGCATGAATCCTTTGGCATTGTGCAGGCCAGTATCGAGTATGTAGAGGGCGGCAACTATAAGGGGTGATACCATGAGAAAAATCACAGAGACCGACCTTGCCGGAAAAGGGAACCTTGGCAGGCCGGATATACCGGGCGTATCGACAACAGAGATGCAGCGCATTTTAGACGAGCTTTCCCGCGAGGTCATTGTGCCTGCCTTTAACGAGCTTTCCGAGCAGGTGGAAACTGCCGTAAACGAACGATACACCAAAGAGGAAGCCGACAGAAAGCTGAATGAAAAGGTGTTTGAAATCGGTGCCGGTGACATGGCAAAGTCGGTGTACGACCCGGGCAACAACGGTGTGAATGTGACTGTGCAGCCGTGGAACTGCGTAAAGTCCGGCACGGTTTATTATCTGTCCGGTTCCGGTACTACAGGCAGATGTAAGATTCCTGAAGCATGGACAAGCGGGGACACTTTCTCTGTCAATGGAAATGTGGTGCCTGCCTACTGCGGGGCTGATACTGTGGACGGAGATACAATCGTTGCCGGGAGATGGGTGCTGTTTACCTATGACGGTACACAGCTAAATTTTAGCGGCGGCGGTGGATTGGGTTTAAGCAAGCTGGCGCAGGCCACCGCTGCTGCTGACAATGTGCTGGCGGGCAAAAGCTTTTATGCTGTGGATAAGACGCTTAAAGAAGGGTCTATGCCGAATCGGGGCGCAGTGGACACAACTATAAACCCGGGAAGTTCTTACGCAGTCCCCGCAGGATACCACAACGGCGAAGGCCGCGTAAAGGCGGCAACATGGACAAAAGACAAATATTTATATCTGGTTATACAGTATCAGGGCGGCTACGGAAACCCTATTCCGGAGTATGCGGCAACAGTGGTTGCACAAGGCATACCGGAGCCCGGTTTTCTAGCGCATTATAGTGGCGCTGGAAATGGCAATGCAGTTACAAATGTATGCAATGCCAATATGCTGAATATTGGAGCCTATGCCGGAAACGGCACGGCACAGATAACACCACTAACCTACCTATATGACATTTTCCACAAAACGAATCATGATCCGGGTGTTGTTTATACATTAGGCGCCGGAGTTTATTGTTACCGTATGAGATGAGGGCTAAAGCATGGCAGAGAACACAATTATTCATGAAATCAGCCTTGTCGGGTACAAAGCTGCTTCCGCCGGCGGCATGCTGGATTTGGGCACATGGGGCAGCTACGGCATTGAAAAGCTGCACCTTACACTGGATGCGGCATGGCAGGATTTGACCATTACGGCGTTTTTCAATGTAAAAGGCAAGGTTGTGGCAAAGAAGGTCGTGGGGAAGGACGGCTATGCAGATGTGCCGTGGGAAGCCACAAAGGAAAGCACTTTTGCCGGGCGCATTGTGTTCGAGGGCAGCATGAACGGCCAGCGGCGTATTACCACAGACCTGAACTACAAGGTCTCGAACCACAGCGAGATAACGGACATCGACCCTGTTCCGACAGATGACCGCTGGAACCAATTTGTGACCCAGAACAAAGAGTACCGCGACGGTGCGTATGAAGCAGCCACAAAAGCTGAAGCGCGAGCAGAGGACGCAGAGGCGGCCAGCGAAGATGCGCAGGCCGCCATGCGTGCCGCGAAGGCCAGTGAAGACGCAGCTGCGGCCAGCAAAATTGCAGCAAAAAACAGTGAGGACAAGGCAAAAGCCAGTGCGGATGCGGCAGCGGTAAGCGAGGGCAACGCCAACGCCAGCGAGAGAGCGGCAGCGAGCAGTGCGGCGGCAGCTGCAACAAGTGAGGGCAACGCCGCAGAAAGTGCTAAGAATGCCGCCAGTGCGGCGAAGAAAGCGGCGGACGAGAGTGTAGCTGCAAACATCGCTACTATCGAGAAGATGCAGACTGATGTTGCAAATAAGCAGGCCGCTGCTGCCGCCAGTGAGAAGGCCGCTGCGGCAAGTGCTGTTGCCGCTGCAGGCAGTGCCGCACAGGCGGAAGCGCAGAAAACGGCGGCGGCAAAGTCCGCCAGTGATGCACAGGCTTACATGCAAACAGCAAGCGGCGCGGCAACGGCTGCTAATGCAAGCGCGGAAAACGCGGCGGGGTCAAAAGCTGCGGCGGGAAATTCTGCAAGCGCTGCGGCGGGAAGTGAACAGGCAGCAGGGGCATCGGAAGTGAAAGCAGCTGAAAGTAAACGTGCTGCAAAGGCGAGTGAACAGGCCGCGGCAAAATCCGCACAGGCAGCACTGGAAAGTAAAACCGCTGCGGCAACCAGCGAGGTAAACGCTGCTGCAAGTGCGAAGAAGGCACAGGACGTTTCTGACAGCCTGCCCGCGGATTACACGACGGCAGTAAATGATATTGGCACGCTGAAAAACCAGATGCAGCGTGCCTACCCAGATGACAGCACCATTGGTGAAAATCCGTGGAGCAGCAAGCACATCGTAGACATGCTCTGTCCGCCGCTGGAAGAAAGCAGCAACCCTGTTGTGTGCTACCCTGTGGCGGAATATCCACTTGGCGTAAAGGCAAAGTGGGAGCCCACGCAGGAGGGGAGTGTGGAGCCGTCGCCTGAGAACATCCGGCCTATTAAGGGACGTGACAGCGTGACAGTTAATCGGGCGGATGGATTACGGGCGTGGGGAATGCTGACGCTGGACGGGACGGAGCATTGGATTGCGAGCGACAACGTTGTTGAAGGAATGCGTTCATATTTTGTTCCAAATGCTGTGGTTGTAACGAATACGCCGATTGCGACAAGGTCAACCGAAGTATGTACTCATTACAGAATCATGGAGTACAATGCCGGAGTCGAATCTGCTCTTTTAAGTGCTGAACCGTATGCGTACATAGTTACGAACCGTTTTGATTCTGTGGAAGAATTAAAAGCCTACCTTGCCGCCCAGCACGCCGCAGGCACGCCTGTACAAATTGCTTATAAGTTGAAAAAGCCAGCTGTTGTGCCAGATACGAATGGTATCTTTTTTTCGGAGCAACCGGCTCAAGGGGGAATGGGCGACCCATCGCCTGACAACATTCGGCCAATTTTGATAAATAACACAGTGCAAGTAGGCCAAACCAACACCCTGACCCTGCCTGAAACCGTGTATGGCGGTGAGGTGGACGCGGTGACGGGAGATGGAAAAGAGACGTGGAAAACGCTGACGCTGGACGGGACGGAAGAGTGGGGCATAGAACAAACCAATACTCCTGGCAAATTTGGTTTCACATTTCAAGTGCCTGAAATAGCCACTCCCACGAGCCCCAATATTACTGGTAGTATTGTATGCAATCAATATCCGACAGTTTCGGCAAATGATACATACCAATGCAAAAACGGAATATCAGTTGAAGCAGACAACAACCACTATTTCAGAATTTACAATGATACATACGCGGGAGGAACAACAGACGAGTGGAAGTCTCACCTTGCCAACCAGTACGCCGCAGGAACACCTGTGCAAGTTTGCTACAAGCTGGTGGAGCCCATCCCCTTTACGGCCACCGGCGCACAGCCCATCCCCGCGCTTGCGGGTGTGAACACCGTGCTGACCGATGCCGACAGCGCGACTGTGACGGGACGCGCAGACCCCATTAAACGCATTACCGATTTGGAAGATGCTGTTGCATCTCAAACATGAAAGGAGAAATCACAATGGCTATTAAGAGTAAAGCACGGCACGATTTGACCCTGCGCAGTATCAAGCGAGAGATTGCAGCAGGGCGCGATGTTGCCTTTTGGCTGGACAAGGCGTACACGCACTACGACAACGGCCTGCTGACCGAAGATGACATTGCCGAGGTAGAGACGCTGGCGCAAGAATACTACGATGCGGTGGATGCGAGAGAGAGCGCAGACGAGGTTACGGAGACGCCGGATGTGCCGGAGGTTGACGGCGCTGAAAATACCACCGACGAATGATAGGAAGTGATACCATGATTTTTAACTGGAGAAATCTCGTGAAGTACCCGTACAGCTGCTACGGTTACACGCGCGGCGGTGGCAAGACTTGGCACGGCGGCATTGACGTTTGCGGGTTGGATGACGACAAAATCCGCATGCCCGGCTACAACGGCAAGAGCATTGCAGGAACCGTTGTTACAGCCCGCATCGTGACGAACAAGAGCAATAAGACATGGGAATGGGGCTATTATATCTGCGTGAAGCTGGACGCAAACCAGACCCCGGATGCAGTGAATTACCTGTATTTTTGCCACTGCTCCAAGTTGCTTGCGAGCGTAGGGCAGAAAGTAAAGACCGGCGATGTGCTGGCGGTTGTCGGACAGACTGGCAACGCCGCAGGCACATGGACGCACTGCCACTTTGAAGTGCGAGCCACTGCCACGAGCAAGGGCCTTGACCCGACTGCGTATGCAGGCATACCCAACAAGGCGGGCACATACGGCGACCAGCCTGCGCAGACAAGTGGCGAAGAAGTGCTGATTGATGTGTCCCACCATCAGGGTGCTATTGACTGGGCAAAGGTTCAATACCGTGCCATTGTTCGCATCGGTTATCGCGGCTACGGCACTGGAAAACTGATGAAGGACGAGCAGTACGATGCCAACCTTGCAGGGGCGAAAGCAAACGGAAAGCTGTTTGGCTTTTACTTCTTCTCGCAGGCCATCACGGTGGAAGAAGCCCGCGAGGAAGCAGACTTCTGCGCAAGCCTTGCCCCGTCAGGCTATCCATTGTTCTTCGACAGCGAATGGGGACACACAACCAAGACCGGCGTTTACGATGGCCGCGCCGACAACCTGACGAAAGACCAGCGCACGGCAATTGCAATGGCGTTCTGTGAGGGAGCCAAAGCGCACGGATTCACGGCTGGCATTTATACTTTTACAGCCTTTGCAACCGCAAACATCGACTACGCCTACCTGTGTGAAGATTACATCGGCTGGCTGGCCGACACGCGCACGAACTACGACAAGACGCTGCCGCGATACATCCACCAGTACAGCCAGACCGCAGAGGGCGGCGTGCCGGGTATCACTGGCGTGGTTGATTTGAACCATCTGGTCAAAGCCATGCCGGAGAAGGACAAGCCCACCGATAACACCGGAGAGCTACAAGTGATTACCGTCGGGCCGGTGTCGCAGGGGGACGCGGATGCGGTGTATCTGTTGTGCAAGCAGCGCGGATTGACGGATGCAGGGCTGTACAAATCTGAATGGGTCTGACGCCCGGAACGGAAGTGAAAAATGACAGATTGGGATATTGTCAAGGACACTGTTGTGCTTGTTGGACTGATTGTCACTGTCACAACACCGCTTTTAAAACTAAATACCAGTATCACGCAGTTGAAGGCGCTACTGGACAGTGTGGTAAAGCAGGTGCAGGATAACGACAGGAGCAACAGCGCGAGCCATAAACGGTTGTGGGAGCACAACGAAGAGCAAGATGAAACGCTGCAACGGCATGAGCAGCGTTTGCACGATTTGGACGGAAAGTGAGGTACAGCTCTATGGGTGATTTTATCAAAAACATTGCAGCGCTTTTCAAGGTAAAAACCATTGTGACGCTGGTTGTCGTTGCAGTGTTTGCGGCATTGGCGCTGCGGGAGAAATTACAGCCTGACACGGTCATGACCATTGTGACGATGGTCGTGGCCTTTTATTTTGGCACGCAGAGTGAGCGGAAGGGGTGACACTATGAACTATGGCGGAGGACTGCCGAATACCATCAAAAAAACGTATCCGGCACCAATTATCAAAAAAAACAATGGGCAAGGCGCTGCGGGAGCAATGGGCCCACTGTACAACAATTTTGCAAAAGTGACCGGTGGCGGAACGCCGTTGCCGGTCCCAGCAAAAAGGAACACGACACCCAGCACCGGTGCTGGCGGCGGGTATGTCGGCGGTGGTAGTTCTGGTGGCGGGAGCGCGGCGGCAAGCTACAGCGCACCGGCACAGAGCAACAACTACATGAACAGCTATATTAGCCAGATGCAGAGCGCGATGCAGGCCGCACAGCAGGCGGCGGCAGAAGCACAGAGCAGGGCAGAAGAGCAGATGCGCGCCGCGCAGGAGGCACAGCGCAGAGCGCGTGAGGAAGCCTACCAGCGCAGTGCTGCACAGCAGAAAGCCAACTATGAGTACGGGCAGGGCGAGTTGAACCGCGCCACGGAAAACGCCCTGCAGCAGGCGTATATCAACAAGATGATGAGCGAGCGCAACCTTGCCCAACAGCTTGCGGCGCAGGGCCTGAACGGCGGTGCAAGCGAGACCACGACAGCCGGTATGCTGAACAACTACAACAACAGCCGCAACGCGCTGGAAACCGAGCGGCAGAACCAGCTGGCAAGCCTTGAGAACACCTATCAGAACAACATGGCACAGCTGGAAAACCAGCGTGCCAGCGGCGATGCAGCGGATTTGAGCCAGTATCAGACGAACCTTGCGAACCTGACAGCAAACAATACGAACAATCTTGTCAGCCTGATGCAGGGTTACGCAAACATGGCAGCCAACATGCCGCAGCTTCGCCAGAGATTCAACACGACCACCGGGCAGTGGGAGTACAGTTACGAGTAATGTATTCAGGGTGAGTGAGCAGCTGGATCAAGTTTGCCCTCATCCGGCCCTGCGGGGCCACCTTCAGTCTACGCGCTAAGAGCCGCCTGCGGCGGTTGCGCTACGACACGCGCCTGCGGGCGCAGCCCCACAGGGGAAGGCTTTAGGGAATTTGGAGGTCTTGAGCTATGGCGAAAGTGAATGGTCGTGAAGATGCGCTGCTGAATGCGTATTTGAACCGATACCAGACGGCGCAGGCCAGCAATGTAAGCACTGGCCGCAGCACAACGAGGAAAGCACAGCAGCAGGGCAGTGCCATCATGAACGCCACTGACAAGACGCTGCCTGTGCTGCATAACAGCTACACCGAGACGCTGAACAACATTGTGCAGGGTGCAAGCCTTGAAAACAGCCTGAACAACGATATCTTGAACCGGCAGATGAAACTGGCGCAGGCAAAGTTTGACGCGGCAAACGATTTGTACAAGCAGCAGCAAAAGGCGCAGCAGTATGCGGCGAAGAAAGCGGCGAAGGCTGCAAAATCCAGAGGGAAATCTTCCGGCAAGGGCGGCAGTACCACCGGCACGGGAAGCGACACGGAAAGTGCGGCATCGCTGGATGCGCTGTTTGGAGAAGACAGTGCGGCAAGTACCGCCGACACGGCGAGAAATAAAGGCGGCAACTACGACCCAAAGCGTACAAATGCAGAGCGCAATGCCAGTGCCCGCGCCCGGTATGACGACAGCAAACAGGAAAAATCCGACATCAAATACCGCGCTCAGCAGAAAGCAGAGCGAACTGCGCAGCTGCTTAAAGACAAGCAAACTGCCGCAAATGCCGGAGCCAATAAAGACAAGCCCATCGGGAACAGCTACGCAGAGCGCCAGAGCGCCGCACAGCCCGCCAAGAGCCGCGCTGTGACGCGGGGCGGAAAAGTTAGCGGCAGCAGTTACGCCGCCGCAGGAAGTGCCCCCAGCGCGGCAGAGACGCAGGCTGCAAAGGACAAGCGCAACGACTACAAGAGCCGACAGGAGGACATTGCCGCTGCGCTGAAAAAGCTGCAAAGCGATGCTAATTACCGCGCCGAACTGGCTGCCCCGGGACGCAAGCTGACGAGCGCCGAAGTGGCGGCGGTAAACCAGTACGAAAAAAGCACGAAGAACACAGGCTTCAGCGGCTTGAAGCGGGTGTTTGAGACTGCCGCAAACAAAGAGAGCCTGAGCCAAGAGGACTACGCAAAAAAGACGGCTGCCATGAATGCCGAGCTGAACCAGAACAGTGCTTTGCGCGGAAAAGCGCAGATGAACGGAGCCGGGCAGACTGCGCAAGCATTTACAGCCGGGTTGTATGACAGTGTGCCGTTTTTGACAAAGAGCGTGGATAAGCTGACGGACATTGCGAATGAGACCGGCGCCGAGCTGCCGCAGCTTAGCAATGCAATCGAGGGCGCAAAGAGCTATGACCCGCTGGCGGCGGCAGCAGGCACGCTTGTCGGCAAAGGGATGCAGTACAAACTGTTTAACACTGCTATGGCGGGCACACCGCTTGCGCAGACTATGGGCAAGGCGGGCAATGCCGTTGTGGGGCAGGCACAGAAAATCCCTGTGTTGGGGGATATTTTTGGCGCGGGGGCCGGGGATGCGCTGGGACGAATTTTGACCGACACGACAGCAGACCTTGCGCTGGACACTCTGCCGAGCCTTGTGAGCGATGTGAGCGAGGGAAAGAGCGCCGGAGAGATCGCGGGCAACACTGCGAAAAACATTGTAGCAAATGTGGCAATGAACGCGCTGCCGGAAGTCGGCGGGACGTTGCTCAACAGCCTGAAAGGCACGGCAGTGGATGCTGCACAGGACGCCTTGAAACAAGCTGACAATGCCGTGCAGGATGTGCAGAGTGTCGCATCGGCAAGAAACATTGTGCAGCCGGAAACCAACGGCACAACCGGGCTTGCCGCACAGATACAGCAGATGAACACGCCAGACGCAGCCAACCGCAGCGCATTGAATACGCTGGATGAACTGCGCGGACAGGTCAACTTGAACGGCGCGCAGGAAAAAGAGGCTGAGCAGCTGCGCCGCGCCGTGTTGCAGCGCCAGCAGGAGATTGGCGATGAAGCTAAACTTGCGCTGAAAAATACGGACAGTTTGCCGATTGACGCCACGACTGATACAGGATATAATAATATAAATAACATTGGAGGTGTGACAAATGAAGCAGTACAAGGACGCAACCAATATGACGGAACAAGAAGCGAAGGAATACTGCAAGGAAGCAGTGATGGAACACCCCAATCTGGCCAACGACTTGCAGTGGGAGCTGAATCAGGGGAGTACCTACCGGCAAATCGCGTATTGGTGGCAGAACACCTAAACCAGCGCCCCAGTGTATATAATGACAGCACCCGAGCTATTGCCGAGCAGGCAGGCGCGGGTGCTTTTGATTTCCGCAATTCGGATGACGCGCCGGAAACCTTTGCACAAGCCCTTGCAACGGCAAAAGCCAACAATGTAAATGGGGCTGCGGTTGATGGGCACACCGCAGAGGAAATTTCCAACATTGTAAACAATGGCGGCAAAACATTTTTGGTGCCTGATGGCACCGCCGGCGGCGCAGTAGAAGCGAATGGTAATCTTACTTGCGTTTTTAAAGATGCGGCCAATAACAGCACACCCGGTGCAGGTAGTTCCATTGCGCTTGCCGCCGTAAATAACGGCGCCACAAAAGGCGACTGCTATGGGCGGGCGCTAGTCAACATGTACAGCAAGGCGGGGCTTGAACCTGTTGCTCGGATACCTTATGCTTATGGCTATAATGACGCTATGGACGCCCAAGTGCGCAAGCAGATTGCCGATGGGATTATCAACAAGGAACCTGATGTATACGCGCTAAAGTTGCGCGATGGATACGACTTTGAAAAGGCTGCTGCTGAATTTAACACAGCGCATAGATACACACAAGCCGAATTGGACGCTTTGCCGGTATACGATGACTACGATGAAATGCTTGCTTACCGTGACAGCTTGCTGAAAGCGCCTTCGGCTGATGCCGGGGACGCTGCATTTTTGCATCCGACTGAGGCCGCGAGTGAGACTGTGCCGGGTTTGAACATTGTGGAGAATGCGCAGAGCGTGGCAAAGCTGAACGGTAGTGAGAGCGTGCCTGCACATGCTGTTGGCGCGGAAAGTACGCAGTATGACCGCCGCGAAGTTGTGAATCAGGACTACGCGAACCAGCGTGCGATGGGCGGCAAAATTGATGCGGACGAGGCCGCAGCAGCAGGTATTGGGCAACAGACTCATACCGTATACAGCAGGGCAGAAGGTAAGGATACTGCCAAACAGGATTTTGATTTGTTGGTACAGCAGAACGGCGATATTTTGAGCGCCGGGCGCACGGTTGCGGATGAATTAGCCCGAAAATCAGCTGACGGAAATTTTGATGCCAGCGACGTATATCGCGGTTATTATGCTGCCGACCAGCTGCAAAACATGATGAACAGCTACGAAAAAGGCAGCGCAGATGCACAGTTGGTGCAGGCGCAAATCGAAAACCTGAACCGCGCTGTCAGCGCCGGGCAGAGTAAAAATGCCCAAGCATTGAGCGCAGGGCGCTGGGCGCAAATTGACGAGTACACTCCCATTCGCAAGTTTGAACAAATCACGCAAAGAAAAGTAAATGATTTTGCGAAAACGCGAGACGGCAAGCAACTGGAATCTTTGGCATCAGATGTTGTAGAAATGGCGAAGTCCGGGCCGCAAGACGAAGAATTTACCGCTTTTTTGAAGGCACAGGGCGTTGATGTGGGAGATAATCCACTAAACGCACAGATAAATGACCTTGCCAAACGCATTAAGAGAATGGCAGATACGAAAGGCATCAAGGCCACCGATGAGCAAGCAAAATCTGCGGCTGCCAACATTCTTGCCGGAGGCAATGCAGACGATGTGTTTAATGCAATGGCGCGTAAAACTCTCGGCATTGAGAATTTAAGCCAGGAAGATTACGACTATGTAAAAAACGCATTTGCCGAAATGGCCGATATGCCTGACAGCAAAGCACGCTACGAAAAGGAAATGGATGCATATAAACGGCTTACCAAATACATGCCTGCCAAAACATTTGGCGACAAAATGGAAAGCATCCGCTATCTGTCCATGCTGGGAAATACCAGAACCCACGCAAGAAACGTGCTTGGCAACGTATCGATGGGCGTTGTAACCCGCGCCAAAGACAATGTTTCCGGCGTGATGCAGCTTGCTTTGCCGAAAGACCAACGTACAAAAGCCGTCGGAACAACCCTTACAGCCGATGGCCGCAAGATGGTAGACCTTGCCAAAGAGTACGGGCAGAACAAAATGTATTCTGTTTTGTACAATGACGGTAAGTTCAATGCGGAAAGCGGGCTGCGTGCCGCGCAGGATACGTTTACAAGTAAGCCCGGGAAAGTAATCCAAAAGGCGGCTGACATCAACAGTGCATTGCTGGAAAAAGAGGATAATATTTTCCTTACTTCGGCGTTTGGCAATGCAATGGCAAGCCAGCTGAAAGCGCGTGGCTATGACAGCAGTGTTTTTACTGCAACCGACGCCAAGAGCAAGCAGGCACTTGTGGATGCTGCTGCAACAGCTTTACGCGATGCAAAGGAAGCCACGTTCCACGAAGATAACTTTCTTTCCACTGCACTGAAAAATTATCAGAATGATATTAAAGGACACGGAGTCGGTGGGAAAATACTATGGGCGGTTGGCGAAGGCGTTTTACCGTTCAAGAAAACCCCGCTGAACATTGCCAAAAATGCAATGGAATACAATATTGTAGGTGGCACAGTAGAAGCTGCTTATCGCTATGCCACAGGTGCAAGCAGCGCAGATGTAATTGACGCTGCTGCCAAAGGTCTGACTGGCACGGCATTGATGGGCATTGGCGGTATCCTTGCTTATAATGGACTGCTGAACGGCAGTAGGAGTGGAGATGATCGCGCCGATGCGTTTAATGAGATGACCGGCAAGCAGGAATATTCCATCAACATTCCCGGTAAAGGAACGTACACCATTGATTGGGCAAGCCCCGCAAGCGTACCGCTTTTGATGGGCGCCGAGATTGCCAATGAATGGCAGAACGGTGGCCTTAGTGTTACAAAATTTCTTGACGCTGCGCGAAAAATTGGGAACCCGATTCTGGATACCACAATGCTGCAAGGGCTGAATGATACGCTGGACAGCGTGAGCTATGCAGATTCCGACGATAAATTAGCAACGCTTCTCGGCGGGACGCTGAGCAGTTATGCACAGCAGTATGTTCCAACCGCGTTTGGTCAAATTGCCAGAACCATTGACCCTATGCGCCGTTCCACTTATGGCGGCGGAGATAGCAAGACCGAAAGGAATACAAACTACGCAATCCGAAAAGCGGAGAACAAAATCCCCGGCTTGAGCATGAATAACGAGCCGTACATTGACCAGTGGGGGCGTGAGGAAGCGAGTCTTGACGGGACGGACGATTCAGCGGAAGGGATGTTCCTGCGCGGTGCGTACAACATGCTTAGCCCCGGTTATGTGAGCGCCGAGAACATTACCCCGGTTGACGAGTACCTGCAGGGGCTGTACGGCAGTACGAACGACAGCCATGTTTACCCGGAGAAGGCCAGCAGTAAAATCACCGTTGACAGCGATGACTACTACATGACCCCGGAGGAAAAGACCGAGTATGCCAAGACAAGCGGGCAAACAGCCTATAACCTGATTGACGAGCTGCGGCAGAACAGTATGTTTTTGCAGTTGCCGGAAGACCAGCAGAGTGCGCTTGTGCAGGATGCCTACAAGGTAGCCAAGACCGCAGGCGGTGTGGCCGCTGTGGGTGACAGCGTGAGCGGTGTGAACGCGAAGGAGTACGAGGCATACCGGGACGGCGGTGCGGAAGGATTCAGCCAGTATGTGCTGATGAAGAACGCCACTGACCTTGCGCGTGATGAAAAGCGGGATACGAGCGGCAATGACGATGCGGCACTGAACACCGTGGAGACATGGAACACGCTCTATTCGCAGTTCGGTGATGATGCAGTAAGCAACTTTGTAGACAGCACCGACGATGACAGCACTGTGCACAACATCAGCGACCTTGCCGGAGACAAGGCTGTCACCGCCTACATGCAGGCTTATAGTGCTGTGGCAAAGACACTGGACGATGGGCAGACCCCGGACAAGTTTACAGTCGGTTACGGTATGCAGAAATACGGCCTGAGCGGAGACGACTTTGCAAGGGCGTATCTGGCAGCGTACTACAAGAAGGACAAGAACGGCAAGTACCCGGAAAAGGGCGGCACGTATGCCGATAAGGCCGGTGCAGAGATTTACCAGAGCTACGGCGCAGATGCGCTGCGCGACTGGGTAAACTACCGCGCTACCATTCCCGACACGAACGGCAACGGCAAAGTCGATAAAGGCGAGGCTGTAGCGCGTTTGAAGGAAATGAACCTGACAAACGAGATGCGGCGCGCGTATCTGGCGAAAACTAACAAGCAGTGGGGCAAGAAAAACCCGTTTTGAGGTGCTGTATGAAGTTTGATTTTTGCATGAACCGGGCGGAGTATGACGAGCTTGTATTTAGCCTGACGGACGATGAGCGGGAAGTGCTGGATATGCGGCGGCACGGGCGGCGCAATGCTGAGATCGCAGCCGAGATGAACTGCTGTGAGAGGACGGTAAACCGGCATGTGAGAAGCATTAAGAATAAGATGCGGTGAGAGGGCTGTACAGGATAAGCCGCCCCTCATCCGCCGCTGCGGCGGCACCTTCCCCCGAGGGGGAAGGCAAAAGTATAGCGGGCAGTCACTTTTTGAGCGGCTGCCCGCTTTTTTTGTTTTGGCGCAAAATTGACGTGATACTGTCGTGGGAATGGCCTACGGCGCGGGATGGATTGTAGTACAATGGAACCAGAAAGACGAGGTGAGCGGGATGTACTGGAACAACTACGGTATGCAGACCCCATACAGTAACCCCTATGGGCAGACGATGCAGCAGGCGTTACAGCCGTGCAGCATCACGAAGGTGAGCGGCGAGAACGGCGCAAAGGCATTTGGAATGGCACCGAATTCCAGCGCACTGCTGCTGGACGAGACCGCGCCGCTGGTGTGGCTGAAAACAACAGATGGGGCAGGGTATCCCACTTTGACACCCTACACCATTACCCCGTACCAGGCCGCGCCGCCGGTGGACGTAAACAGCCTGGAAAACCGTGTGAAACGATTGGAGGAGATGCTCAATGACAAATCCGATTCTACAGGCAATGGGGAAAAGCGCAATGCCAAATAGCCCGATGAACGTGGTGCAGCAGTTTATGCAGTTCAAACAGCAGATGCAGGGGAAAGACCCGCAGAAAATCGTGGAGCAGATGCTTGCTGATGGGCAAATGAGCCAGCAGCAGTTTGAGCAGCTGAAACAGCAGGCGGAACAGTTCAAGGGCATATTTTACTGATATAAGCCGGGTCGACACGGTTTATAAATACAAATCTTACGAAAGGATTGGATACTATGGACAATGGGTACTCTTTGAGCGACCTGCGCGCGGCGACTGGTGACGGCAACGGCTTCGGTGGAAACGGCGCATGGTGGATCGTGATTTTGTTCCTGTTCTGCTTCATGGGCGGCGGCTTCTGGGGCAACCGGCAGGGCGAGTTCGGCCAGTATGCCACCGCTGCCAGCCAGCAGGAAATTTTGTTCGGCCAGCACTTTGGGCAGCTCAACGACCGTTTGACCAATCTGGGCAACGGCGTCTGCAATCTCGGCTTCGAGATGCAGGGCGGCATTGGTCAGCTTGGCAAGGAAGTGGCGCTGGGCCAGAGCAATCTGAACCAGACCGTAATGCAGACCGGCAACAATATCCAGCAGCAGATTGCAAGTTGCTGCTGCGAGAACCGGCTTGCGACGGCAAACCTGTCCGCACAGATGGACCGCCAGACCTGCGACATCACGAATGCAATCCGCGCCGAAGGCGAGCAGACCCGCGCGCTGATGCAGGCCAACGAGATTCAGCAGCTGCGCGACAAGGTAAACGCCTTGCAGATGGACAACCGCATGTACGGCGTGGTGCGTTACCCCAACGGCTACACCTACACGGCAGGCCCTAGCCCGTTCTGTGGCTGCGGCGGCTGCGCATAATCGCTGTAACAGCGCAAGCCCGCACGGCAAGCGCTGTGCGGGCTTTTTTGAGGAAAGGAGTAAAGTTTTATGGCTTGCAATGAAAGGCTGAAAAATCCCCATTTTAAGAGCGCACAGAACGCCTACAACAACACGGCACAGACGATGGCCGCGACTGCAACTCCCGTCAATGTACTGGGCATCCTGAACACAGATACCGGGTGCAGCATCGACACGAACGCGGGCGGATTTATCATCCGACACAGTGGGTTATACCGCATCAGCTATGACGTGACGTTTACGGCGGGCGCTGCCGGCACGGAAGTGCTGCAAGGCCTGAAAGACACGGCAGCGCTGCCCTGCATGACGGCAAGCGCGACGGTGGCCGCGAACGAGGTTTCCACTTTCCATGCGGAAACTGTCGTGTACATCCCTGTATGCTGCGGCAGCACGCCGACGATCAGCGCCGTGCTGAGCGGCGTGGCCGGAACCGTGACCCACGTCTGCGCCAGCGTTGTGAAGCTGGCATGAGGTGCGCGAGATGGAGAAGATCAAGGCGTACAAGGAGAAGCTGGAACACGAGATTGACGAGTTTGTGGAAAACTATCCCGTGAATGAGCGCACCGTCGCGGCACTGACCTCGATGCTGGAATGCTGGGAGCATGTTAAAGAGTGCGCTAAGTGCAGCGGCAGCGGGGATGAAGAGCTTACCAAAGAAGATGCCATGAGCTGGATGTACAACATGAAGAACGAGGACGGCAGCTTTGGGGCACACTGGGATTTGGAACAGACGCGGCCCTATATGGAGCCGCGCGGTGTGACCTGCGAGCTTTGGAAGTGGGCCGCTGTGATGAACATGATGTACAGCGACTACTGCAAGGCGGCACGCAAGAACAGCGTGGACAGACCGGAGTTTTACGCAGACCTTGCGGCGGCGTTTTTGGATGACAAGGACGCGCCGGAGGATAAGGCCGGGCGGTATTACCACAATATTGCGGCAGTGCAGGAATAAAAAATCAGCCCGCAGCTGACGAGGATTTCTCGACAGTTGCGGGCTTTGCTGTGTCAGGGGAGAATATCAAGTTCCCAGCCGGAGGGAAGCTCTAAGAGAAACAGGCCGGTGCGTTCCTGGGCGCGTACCCAGAAATCGGAACGGTTCAGTTCTTTTGCTGTATCGCGGCGTGATTTACCCTCAAAGTAAATGGCGATCAGGACAGATTGCTGGTCGGAGTTTAGGGGTTTCATAGCTTCGTTTCGCTTGGAATAGGCCGTGTTCATCTCGGCGCGGGCACGGCAGTACCGGGCATAGGCTTTGTCGTACCGCTCTGCCAGGCGGGCCACCGGGTCAGAGCGGGTGTTGCCTTTGGGCATACCATCGGCAGGGTGAGCCGACATGGCGGCGTTGGATTCATAGAATTTATCGCGGGCCTCGATGAAGGCTTTCTGATAGACGGCGTATTTTTCCATCCATTTTTGACGCTGGGTGTTGCCGCAGGGTACATTATTTTCCATTGCTGATTCCCTCCATCCAGTAATCTTCTTTGCACTGCTCGCATGGTTTCCCGTTCTTTACGCATTTGCTTTTATACGATTTATCAATCTTTTTAGGGCATATATTTATAATACCGTTTTTCATTGGGGCATCTGAAAAATACCTTTCCAAAACATCTTGCCTTGTACGCGGCCACTTTTCCGCCCAATCAATTAGCTTTTGCGTTCGCTCTATAACTTTTATCGTGTCATAGTTGCATAAAGAACAGCCCAGACTTTTACCATCACTGTTTAGCGGACATGCTGCGCAAATGCCATTGTACATATTGCAAAGCTGAGCACGGTATATTTCGTATTGAAAAGCGTCCATGTGACACCTCCTTTTCCAAACTGCGAAAGGGTTGGCTGGCGTTACTTTTTATCGCCATCCTCCTGATAATATTCTTTGCTTTTTTCCCTGACAAGTTTACACCATTCATCCCAGCCATCTGAAATCCATAAATTTCCATCTTTTATTGCAGCTTTATGCTCTTCTAGGGTGGCTCTTTTTATGAGCTTGAGCTTTTTGAAATTGAAGGTTTCATATTTGCCATTTCCAAAATCAACTGTATAGTTGTTGTCTTCAAGCGGGGAATCTTCATCATCATAGCTAATGTATAAAACCCTTCCTGCCTGGTCATAATAATCAGAAAACGAATCAGAGACACGGACAGTATCTCCAAAATCGAAACAACGGTTCTCAATATCTGCAAGATATTGTGATGGGCTCATTTTAGAAAATTCAGAAAGTCTTGGGTCATTCGCAATGCTTGATTCTTCTCGTTCCATTTTTGCTCCTTTCTTCCAGCTTCATGCAGCGCGGCAGCGTGCAAATATCGCCATTCTTCCACTCGCACGTCGCGCAAAGATGTTTGCGGGCGTATTCATCAACTAGTTGCTGTTTTGTAATGGGGCCACCTCCGGGGGTAGAAGTCATTTTAGAAGCCTCCTTATGATTCTATAACATGCAATGCCGATGCGAGTTACGACCAGCAACGGCCAGAAAACAAGGACAATAACGTTGTCTGCGCCGTCTACGGTGTCCATTCGGTCTGTGTGGTTTATGTACAGGACGGCGAGCAGGCCGCACAGGTCGTAAACACAGACGGCGGCGATAACAAGGATAATGGTCATGGGGTCACCTCCGGGGGTTTGTAGAGCGGCAGTTCTGTCCATGCGAGGACTTTTGCGTTAGTTCCGTTCGTAGGCTCACCGCCCCAATGGCCATTGAAAAATTGTCCACGATCCATTGTGCGGTACATGCGGTTGTAGTTACCATAACGGAAGTATTCGTAGTAGCACAGGTATTCTCCGTTTTCTTTAGGAGGATCATTCTGTGCATCGTGCCAAACGGTTGCTTTAGACTCCGCTTTGTATGGTTTAACCTGATATACAGCAGAAAGAGCATCAAGAACCCGCGCGCCAACTGGCGTATTTGATTTAAAAGGCAAATGCTCGCTAATGCACCTCTGTCTGATTGCTTTTAACGCATCGCCGCGCAAAATCAAATCATTGTTGTCATATTCTCCATTTATCATTTTATCTTTTGCCTTTTGGATAGCTTCAGCAATCTTATCTCCATCAAGACAATGCTTTTCATCTGTGTTCACCATCCTTGCGCCACAGCTTGGGCAATACTCATAAGCGTTTTCTTCTGGCGTACCATCATATAGAATAACCCTTTTCTTACAAGCAGAGCAGAACCAAACAATGGAATCGCCGTAGTAATCGTCCTCGTTTTCCCATTTTGCCGTAGGCCGCAGGGATTCCGGGTCTATGGTGGGGCAGTCATCCGCAACACCTTTTACAGCTTTGCACAGTTCCTGCATTTTGAAGCATCGGTTAATTTGGCGTCCTTCCGCTGCGCCCATTGCCTTGTTCCATTCACCGTATGCGTGTTCGGCAACCTCTACAATTTTATCTGCATCAATCAGTCTCATTTTCTTTCCCCTCTCTTTCTTCTACATACGCCATACTCTGGCGCAAATTGAGCGATTTCGAATTGAGAATACAAGCCGGGGCGACGGAATAACCGCAGCGCGCACTGTCACTGTTAAAATTCCCCGCAGTGCTCACGACGCGAACGCTGCAAGCGTGACCCAAGACGGAATCCTTGTAACTGCACCACCACGGCGTTGCCGTCCAAATCAATCTGTCGTAGTGCGGGATGTAATCACGGTACTTGCGGTACTCATCGCAAGTGAGGATAAAAACAAAGTCCAGTGCAGTGCCGTAAGCTCTGTCGCCGTTGTCTGCGACAAGGTCAACGGTATGCAACAGCAGGTTGTCTCCGAGTTCGTCGGCAAGGGAATTGTTCAGCACCTCACGAATCAAGCTCGTGCGGTAGTTGTTCAAGTTGCCTTTTTCATCGGCATGTCGCTCATACTTGTAGAACTTTATATTTTTTGCCCACGGTTCAGCCATAATAGCCAGCACGCCGCCGTCAGGGTGGTTCGGGTCAAGACATACCCATTCGAAACCTTTGAACATGAAGTGTTCGCCGGTGTGCATGGTTGTGATGTTAGTCATTGTCGGTTACCTCCGCAAGCCAGTATTCACGGCGGCATTTGGCGCAATCATTCTGGTCGCACCCTGTAAAATCCGTTCCTAGAATAGTTATACAGTAGAATTGGGGACACAAAGAAATCACGCCATCACGAACTTTTGCTCTTGGGAATATCTTCAAGAACTCGCTCTGACGGGTCTTGATGGGGTTGCTGTCGCTCCACTCGGCAACCGCGTCATACATTTGGGCAAATTCTTCCGGCTTAATATCGAGCAGATTGCACGAACACATTGCGACAAACCGGCATCCCTTGCAGTTTTTCCGGGTGCTTTTGCACATACGGCTAAATTCTCTTACAAAATCTTGTGGCTTCATTACTTTTCCTCGCTTTCGTCAATGGGCGTGAGCCAAAATTTTCTTTTACAATCATCACAACTGTAAAAAAAGCATGTGTGGTATTTTAGCTTAATATCTTTGTCTATCAGACACGGCTGGATTTGGAGTACAGATTCGGAGGTAAATGCGGACGGGAATTGCTTCAAAAACTCGCTCTGGCGGGTCTTGACGGGGTGGTCTTTTGCCCATTGTTCAACAATCTGAACCATCTTTTGAACGCTTTCAATGTTATAGCAGCTCATTATGGTAGCCGTGTTTACATCGCAGGCATGACCTATTAGAGGGCAGTCCTTACAATCTTCTTGCGCTTCACATAATCTGTTTATTTGTTTGATAAATTTAACTGCATCCATAGTCTCACTCCTTACCAATCTGCGTTTATAACGGCGAAACTGCCGTTTTCTATGGCGCAATCGACCAGCCACGCAATGCTTGCCCAGTTGTATAGTTCGTGTACTTCGGCAAACTCAGCAAGCCGTTTCGCCTGTTCAGTGGTGAGCGTCATGTCTTTTCCGTAAAAATCGCGTTCTGGTTCTTTCTTACGGATTTCATAAGGCACATAATAGCCGATTTTTTCGAGATACTCGTTCCAAAAACGCCCGCAAGAATCTACCTGGTCTAGGATTGTGCCTCTGATTGGCTTACCGCAGTGCGGACATTTTTCCATATGGCAGCGGCAGACTGTAATATCAAGTCCCATTACAAACACTCCTTATCTAGTCCGCGGGCTACATACTGCCCATATGTCAGGCCCAGGGCGGCGGCTTCGCGGACGCATTGCTCAATGGGTTTTATGGTTTTCTTCAGGGCGGGATGCGTGGCGGGTTTCTTGCTTTTTTTCAAAACACCGGCATCCCTGCGGCGCTGGTAGGATGCCTGCGCACTTTTGATATTGCGCTTGTGGATGCAGGAATCGCAATAGCGCTTTGTAGGCTGTACGTCCCACATGATTTTCCCGCAGGTCTTGCAGAATTTTGTTGTGGTCATAGCGGCTCCTTTGTTTTGGGTGCTTCAATGCCGATGCTTTGCAGCGTTACCTGCGCCCAGAGGTCGGCAAGCTGGTCATTGCGGTACTCGTTGTATTTATCAGCAACGGGGCCGGTCATTGCATCCTGAATCCGTTTCAGCGTGCGGGGAGAAAGACCGACCTGATAGCACGCCAGCAGGCATAGATAGGTGGCGCGGGTAGCAATGTCGTTGCGCTCCTTCATGACAGCCTCCTGCGCACGGCACTGGATGCCCTGAATTTTAGCTTCTGCATAGGCGTCTATGGCTTTTTGCATGGCCGGGGTGGGATGAAGTCTGGCTTTCATAGTTTACACTTCCTTGCTTGCCGAAATACGGCTTTCCCAGCGTTTGCGCTTTTGCTGCATGATTTGCTCGATTTCATCTGGGTAGTAGTTTTTTTCTTCAAAAACCTCCATACAGAGCTTTACGTCTGCCAGTTCTTCAAGCAAATCCTGTAAGCATTCTTCTTCCGATTTTGGCGTCGGATTCTCATCGCGGAGCTTACGGGCAAATTTCAAGGCTGCCTGCGCAAGCTCTGCGCTTTCTTCTGCCAACTGTTCCAATACGGCGGGAGTCCCGATTGTAGAGCTTATGTACAGATTCCCGGATGTAATCTTTTTACAGCCGCCCGGATGGTCTGCGTTACCGCCTTTCAGATTGCAGCATGGACTGCTATAGTCGCAGCAGCAGCCGCAGTCAGGGCATTTACGTTCAGTTGTCATCTACTTCATCCTCCAATTCTTCAATAAAAATTTCGGTGCGGGGGTTGGATTTGTCGTACATAACGCGGGAGCCGTCCACGCTGGCAATGATGGTGTTGTTGTCGTCTGCGAGGATTTTGGCGGCGACAAGGGTGTCATGGGCAGCCTCCATCAAGTTCGTTAGGTCTACTTTGCGGCGTGTCGGCATATAGAATACCGTGGCGACGCGGTAGCGGCCCGACAGCGGGGCTTTCGGCTTTGGGGTGAGATACCACATAGCGGCCTGTTCGTACTTCTTGTATTGCTTGCTGGGGGCGATGAACGGCTTGCCTGTACGGTGGTTTGTAAGTATCTGCTGGGAGTTCTTCTTGGTGATAGGGGGCAGGGAGATTATGTATTTTTGGATCACCGTACAATCTCCTTTACTTTCGCGTAATACTTCTCGCTATACCAGATTTCCGGCAGGCGGGGATTTTGGGTGTAGCCTGCGGTGCGCAGGGCGGCTTCGGCGTTCCAACGTGTGGAATACAGGCGCTTGGAGTGGGTGAGGTCTCCAGTAGAGCGGGAATAGGTGATGATTTCATACTTCATCGGTGTGCAGGGCCTCTTGCAGGTGCTTTTGCGCACTGTCCATAATATCTGCGGCCTTTTCAAGTTTCTCTTTAGCGACGCTGCGCAGGTTGGTTGCATAGGCAAGCTCGGCAAACGCGAGCTTGAGCAGAAAATCTTTATCAGTCATAGTCCGTCATCTCCATAAAACGTTGATAGGTTCCGTCAAAGGCGATGTGCAAATCACCTGTAATGCCGCGCTTGTTCTTGGCAAGGGAGAAATAGTATTCAGTTTCGCCTTTGCCCAAAAGGATGATTGCATCTGCGTCCTGCTCTATCTGGCCGGATTCTTTGAGGTCCTGTACCTTTGGTGCGTCCACGCCGCCGCGGTTTATCTGGGCAAGCGCCACCACAAGGCGGCCTGTTGTCTGGGCGAGGGTGTGCAGCTGCATTGAAATGTTTGTGACCACCTCATACCGGCTGTTGCCCCTGCCGGGAATCAATTGTAGATAATCCACGATGATGACATCCGCCTGCTTGGCGGCTGCGGTAGCCGATACCCATGCGACATTTTGACCGCCTGCATTTATGAGCCATAGCGGCAGGCTGCTGATAGTTGCGCACGCCTTGGCGTATTCTTCATCCTGCGGGGCGCGGCGCTTAAAGACGATCTCCTCCATCGGGATAAGGGCAAAGCAGGAAATGAGCTTATCAAACAAGCCGACCTGGTCTGTCTCATAGGAGAAGAAGCAGACCTTTTTGCCGTCTTTGGCAAATTGCAACGCCATCTGCAAACCGAGCGCGGTCTTGCCTGCACTGGGTCTGCCGCCTACAACGACCATCTGCCCGGGGCGGATAGAACAGCGCCTATCCAGCGCGCCAAGCCCTGTCTTGATGCTGTGGTCTGTCTTGTCGTTCTGCTCCATGAGCCACTTGCCTGCGACCTCTGCAACGGTCATGCAGCGGCTGTCAACGCTGTCCTCTGTGAGAACGTCAGAGAGGGCCGCAGACAGGCCGCGCATGTCATCGACACTCTTTCCGGCTTCTGCAATTTGAAGGCCAATTCGGGCGGCTCTGCGGCGCTGAGAAGCATCCTTGACAGCGGCAACGAATTTGCGGTAACCGCTGATAGAGGGAAGTGATGCAGCGCATACTGCGGCTGTCTCGCGGTTCTTCATGAGCACATAGTCATCCTGTGCAAAGTACCCGCGCGTCGTGTACATTGATTTGATCTCGGCAAATGTTGCGGCGCAGGCACCGTCCGCAAAATCGCTTTCGCTTATGTGGTCGATGCAGTAGAGGATGCTGTCCGGCGCGTAGACCATTGCGCCGATAACGCATTGTTCCGGTGTGGGGCTCAATCAATCCACTTCCTTTCCGGCGGGGCCGTCTGCTGGCGGCTGCGCTCCCATGTACGCACTGCGGCTTTCCAGTCTTTCATTTGGTTCTTGCCTACCTTCCAGCCCTTGCTTGTGTAGAAGTCGCAGAATTCAGTGCCATCAATGCCGTTATGGCGCTCCTTACAATAGGCGTTGACTTCTTCAGGCGTAGGGGGAACAAACCGCTTTGAAACGGGCACTCCCTCGTCCCCCTGTGGGGGATTATAGGGGGTATTCTTAACTTCTTTATTCTTCTTTATATAAGGGTCTGTGCCCTCACTGTGCCCTCTCTGTGCCCTCTGTTTGCCCTCGTCTGTGCCCGTGCATTGATAGTCGTTGTAGTTTTTTACCGTGAATACGCTAAATTTTCCACACGGCAACTGTGCCACTTCCTGTGTCTCTTTTAGGTGGTTTATTGCAGTGCGAACCTGTTTGACTGTTAATCCGGTGTCGGTTGCAATTTGACGGATAGAGGAAACTGCCTGACCGGGTTCTAGTTGGACTCCTTTGTAGTAGCACGGCTCATAGCAAGCCAGAAACAGCAAGTGCAGAAACACGCATTTTGTGGAGGTATCGGTATACCAGCCCCACTTCATCATGCGGCGGTACAGCTTTATGTAACCCTCGTTTGCCATTTTTCAACACTCCATGTAATACTCTGCGACACGGCAAAGCCGACCATAGCGGTTGCGGCGGGTGACCATGCGGGAGGCTACCGGGTAGCCTTTCCGTTTAAGGTCGGTGATGCGGGAGGCAAGGCGGCTGCACCCGAAATCTTCCAGCGCGTCCAGGGCGGTAAGTGTGCCGCCGGATTCCAGCACGGCTAAAATCCGGTCTATCTGGGAGGGGATGCGTTCTTTCTCGTCATTCATGGCAACACCTCAGAACGGCAAATCACCGTCATCCTCAATGAGGGCGTAGTCTGCATCGGGTTCACCCTGCGTGCGCTGTGAGGGGCCTGCGGGGCGCTGTGCGGCGTTCTGCGGGGCGGGGCTGGTACTTTCCTTACTGCCGCAGAAACTCACGTTTTGGGCCACGATTTCAACGGCTGTGCGGTTCTGGTCATTCTTGTCCTGATACTGCCGGGTCTGCAAGCGCCCATCAATGGCAATGAGGGAGCCTTTGGGGAAGTATTTGCAGATGAACTCTGCGGTTTTTCCCCATGCAGTAACGTCAAGCCAGTTTGTCTGGCTCTGGCCGCTGGCATCCTTATAGCCTGAATCGTTGGCGATGCGGAAAGAGCAGACGGACTTGCCGCTGTTCGTGGTTTTGAGTTCCGGGTCTTTGACCATGCGGCCAATAATAGCAACAACATTCAACATAGGTTAGTCCTCCAAGTAGTTAATATAGAAGAGGCGGCGAAAGTCGTCGTGATTCCAATGGTAATAGGCTTCTGCAAGCAGTTGGCCTTGTTTGTGGTAGTGGTCTTGCAGGTCGCCGCTTGAATGAATGGCGGCGTGGCAGGCGGGGCAGACGTTAATCCAGAGGCCCAGCGCCTTGCTGGCCTTGCGGCGGCTTCCGCCGTAGATTTCATGCCGGGCGGTGTCTCCAAAGCGGTGGCAGTGATAGCAGCGGAACGACTCATGCACGAACAGCGACGGTGCATAGCCGTTCTTGTCCAGCTTTACACCGAATTCATTGCGGGTCATCTTCTGTCAGTCCTTTCAGTTTTGCGATTTCTTCCGGGGTCATGGTGGGGATACCCTGCTGCTGGCATTCCTGCACGATCAGTTCAATGAGGCGGTGCATCTGGGCACTGTCGAACACGGACGAGCCGTACCAGCATTGCAGGTTGCAGAAGGTTCCCTGCGGGGTGGGCATGTCATCGATCTTGCGAACCTGCCAGCCATCGCCCTTGCTCTCCCAGCCGTTTTTGAACGCTTTTGCGGCATCGGCGCGGAGGGTGACAAGGGCGGAGCTGCCGCCGATGCCGCGTATCAAATCGCGGTAGATGTCCAGCACAGGACGGTTGATTTTTGCGGCAAGCTGGTTCATGAGCGCCCAGGCGTAAGCGTTGGCCGAGAGACTTCGCTTTTGTGAGGCCGTGCCGATGACGGCAGCAAGGGGCTTGCCATCGTCAATGACGGCGCGGGCTTTATCGCAGTCTGTGGGGGAACATTCCAGCGTGATTGTGTTTCCGATAACAACGGCTGCCTTTATGGAAATTTGTTGCTTCATTTTCTGTGTTCAAACTCCTTTGCAACGCTGCGCCAATCATCATCGGTGAAGTCCTTAAACAACTTGCCAATAAAGGTCTTTGCTTCTGTCTGGACTGCCTTTTTGTCCTTACCAGTGCGCTGTGCATATCCTGCCAGCGCAGTTGTTGCCATGTCCTTTACGACCTGTGCGGTAACTTCTGGCGATACTGTGACCGGCTGCGGCTCTTCTTCATAACGTTCCTTAAATTCGTCGGCTTCGCTGTCTGAGTAGATGCCGTCAAATGCCAGCTTACAGATTTTAAGAACAACGCGGTCAAACAAACGCTTATAGGCCATTGCGTAGGGGTAAGCATTTTTACAGTTCTGCGTAGACGCTTCGCCGACCTCATATAAGCCTTGTGCCTTATTTGCATAGGTAAAAACAAGAGAATTTCCGTAGCCAGATTTGTCGACAGACACACAATCCGGGTTAAACTTATCCTTTTCCGGCATGTTATCGTTAATCTTCAAGCAGGCGTTGTGGCTGATAATCAAGCCGGTGTACATCATTTTGCCGGTTTTGGTCTCGTTCATTAAAATCCAGAAATCAGACTCTTTTAGGTACGGTCTATCGTTGATGGCCTTTAATGCTTTGTCGCGGCTTGCAATGTATTTTGCGCTTTGGATAACGGGGACCTCTTGACGGGATTTAAGCGAATACTCCGTTTTTTTTTCGTTAAACATCAGATTGCTTCTCCTTTCTTGTCCTCTGTCGTTAGGTGGATGCGGTAGCATCTGGCGGGCGGCAGGGCCGTGTCCGGCTTGCGGGTTTTGAGGTCGTAGAAGTAGACAGGAATGCCGTCTGCCAGAAAATAGGTGCTGTTCAGGCCGTATTCATGTTTTGCGAAAAGAGGTACAAATGCGCCGATGCTCTCGGAATAGATGCGGCGGGCAGCTTGCACGGCGTTGAAATAGCAAGCGCTGATGCCATTCCCAGTTGGGATGAACTCGGTAAGATGCCGGCCCTTCAAAAGTGCGTGCGCCTGTTTCAGGGCGCTGATGTCGTCAATGGTCATTTTAGTAGTCCTCCATACAGCGGCAATCTTCCCATGGGTCGTCCTCTTGGACATCCTCCCCGGGAAAGTCGTCGGGGTTATAACACATATCACAGCCGATGATTTCGGTACCGAATTTCACGGGGATAAAGTAGATAGTTTCGCATTTCTCTCCGCAGACAGGGCAGCGGGGGCGGCGGAGTTCATCAGGCGGGAAGGGATTATCTTGATGGCCCCAGAAGCTGGTCATTCGACGGCCTCCACAAGGTTGCCGTTTTTCAGCTTATACCAGATGTCAGGCTTGATGTTTTCACCGTCAACTTTAAAGCACTGCACATCTTTACGATGCCAGTTAAATTCCTTGTCTATTTCCCATTCTGCAATCACAATCCAGCATCCTAAAGCGCCTTTAGCTTTACTATCAATGCCGAGCGCAGCAGCAACGCTTTCCTTGCCTGTAGCAGATGCCGCGCCCTGCTCGCCTGTAGCAGATGCCGCGCCCTGCTCGCCTGTAGCAGATGCCGCGCCCTGCGTGCCTGTAGCAGATGCCGCGCCCCGCGTGCCTGTAGCAGATGCCGCGCCCTGCGTGCCTGTAGCAGATGCCGCGCCCTGCTCGCCTGTAGCATGTTCGGAGTTTTCCGAGATGGCTTTCTCCATCGTGTACTCAACG